CACTTAGTTCCTTTGCATTTAAGCAGGAATACCTGTCTAGCTTTGATACCTCAGGTGCTGATGTCTTCAAAGAGGAATGGTTTAAGTTAGCTGAAGAACCTCAGTATGGTAGCTACATTGTAGCCATTGACTTAGCTGGCTTTGAAGAGGTTGGTAAGAATGCAAGTGCATCTAAGAAGAGATTAGATGAGACTGCTATTGCAGTAGTTAAGTTAGAGGATAACGGTAACTGGTGGGTACACAAGATACAGCATGGTAGGTGGGACATCAGAGAGACTGCTGTAAATATCTTGAAGGTCATTAGAGACTTTGAACCTACAAGCATAGGTATTGAAAGAGGAGCATTGAAGAATGCTGTACTGCCATACCTGAATGACTTGATGAGAAAGAATAATGTCTACTCTCACATCCATGACTTAACTCACGGTAACAAGAAGAAGATTGATAGGGTTGTCTGGAGCTTACAAGGTCGTATGGAACATGGAAGGATTACCTTCAATGAGTCTGAGGACTGGAGTGAGTTCAGAGATCAGTTAGTGATGTTTCCAACAGCTGGTGTACACGATGACTTAGTAGATGCTCTAAGTTACATTGACCAACTAGCTATAGCTAACTATAACGCTGACTACGAAGAAGATGAGTGGGAAGTTTTTGATAAGATTGCAGGTTATTAACCGAATGGATACATAAGGGATAAAGACAATGGCTTTAACTAATGATAAGTTTAGCGACAGTGAAGATTCTCAGTGGGAAGAACCTACAGAGACTGAAAAGGAACTAACCTCATGGGTTACTCAGCACATTGTTCGCTGGCGTGACCATAGAGATGCTAACTACATGGATCTCTGGCAAGAGTACGAGCGTATTTTCCGAGGTATCTGGGCTGCTGAGGACAAGGGAAGAGAGTCTGAGCGTTCACGTATCATCTCTCCAGCTACACAGCAAGCCATTGAGACTCGTCATGCTGAGATCATGGAAGCTATCTTCGGTCAAGGTGAATTCTTTGACATCTCAGATGACGTTCTAGATGTAGATGGTAATCCTTTAGATGTTGAACAAATTAAAATTCAACTGCATGAAGACTTTAAGAGAGACAAGATTAAGAAAGCTATTGACCAGATTGAGTTGATGGCTGAAATATATGGTACAGGTATTGGTGAAATCATTGTTAAGACTGAGAAGCAATACATACCAGCTACTCAAGCGATTCCCGGCATTGCTAATGCAGCAGCTATTGGAGTTCAAGAGAAAGATAGAGTTGCGGTCAAGATTAAACCAGTTAACCCTAAGAATTTCCTTATTGATCCTAATGCTGATTCCATTGACGATGCTATGGGCGTTGCTATCGAGAAGTACGTATCCATTCACAAGATTGTGGAAGGCATTGAGCGAGGCATTTATAAGAAGGTCGACATCACCAGTGCATCAGAGGATGAAGACTTGGAAGTAACCCAAGACTTGAAGACATATCAAGATGATAAGGTTAAGCTGATTACATACTATGGTTTAGTTCCTCGTGAGTACTTAGATGGTGAAGAGTCAACTGAGTATGCTGACCTGTTCCCTGAAGGCTCAGCAGCTGAAGACTACTCAGACTTGGTTGAAGCTATCGTTGTGATTGCCAATGACTCAATCTTGCTCAAGGCTGAAGCTAATCCTTACATGATGAAGGATAGACCAGTCATTGCCTACCAAGATGATACAGTTCCCGGTAGATTCTGGGGTAGAGGCACAGCTGAGAAAGCCTACAATATGCAGAAGGCTATTGATGGTCAGCTTCGTGCCCACATGGACTCTTTGGCTCTGACTACAGCACCAATGATTGCTATGGATGCTACAAGGCTCCCACGAGGTGCTAAGTTTGAGATTAAGCCCGGTAAGGCTATTCTAACCAACGGTGCTCCATCTGAGATCTTGTATCCTTTCAAGTTTGGTGTTACTGATGGCAATGCAGTTGCAGCAGCGCAGAACTTTGAACGTATGCTCCTGCAAGCTACAGGCACAGTGGACAGCGCAGGTATGCCCTCCAACGTACCTCGTGATGCAGGTGCTGGTGGTATGTCAATGGCTATGGCTGGCATCATCAAGAAGTACAAGCGTACCTTGAGTAACTTCCAAGAAGACTTCATGATCCCATTCATTAACAAGGCTGCCTTCCGTTATATGCAGTTTGACAGTGAACGTTATCCATCAGTTGACATGACATTCGTACCTACAGCTACCTTAGGTATCTTGGCACGAGAGTTTGAACAACAACAGATGATTGGTTTGTTGCAGACCTTAGGCCCAAATACACCAGTATTGCCATTGATCCTTAAAGGTATCTTGCAGAATAGCTCATTGTCTAACCGTGGTGAGTTGATGAAGGCTCTGGATCAGATGTCTCAACCTAACCCACAGGCTGCTGAGGCTCAACAGATGCAACAACAGGCTGCAATGGAGCTGGCACAGGCTCAGGTGGCTGATTTGACTTCTAAGGCTCAGAAACAGTCAGCTGAGGCTCAGAAAACCATGATTGAAGCTCAGATGATCCCTGAAGAGCAACGTGTAAAGCTCGTTCAAGCAGCATCTACTAACCTAGATAGAGGTGATGACTTTGAAAAGCGTCTAAAACTGGCTGACATGATGCTCAAAGAGAAGCAAGTTAACCTGAAAGCTGCTGATATTGCCTCAAATGAGCGTATTGCAAGCCTTCAGATGATGACTAAAGCTAATAAGAGCGCATAAAGTCAGCAATTTGTTGGTGTTCTTGGGAAGTTCCATCGTTTTTAATGCGATTGGCTCTCCAAGACATCACAATAACGTTACCTTTAATGTAACCTTTAGTAGGATCTACACGATCAAAGGATACTGAGTTTTCTAAACGTCCTTTACCTTCTGTAAAGTAATCAAGTTCAAGACCTAATACTGGACAATGAGAGGGAAACTCAAGATCTCCAAACTCAATAGTCCATTCCCATCCATATTTGTTACCTTTCTTGTTGCGAAACTTCTCTTTCATAGATTGAAAGATTAAAGACTTAGTAAACTCAGGATCATTCCATTTAGATCCATTCTTAGCAAACATTCTATCGGTATATTCCTTTGTTTTAATAGTTTGACGTATCTGAAAAGCATCAATATTGTTCTTTTGAGCTATTTGTTTGATACGTTGCTTGGTTAATTTACCCTCTAAACGCTTAGATATTTCAGTGTATGAGACTCCTTCACGAAGCCATTGCAACATGTTTTCACGCTCTTGAGATGTAGTTTTATACCTAAATGTCATAGTAATCCTTTTTATTTAAGTTAAAACGTAATTGTAGCACATGTTACTAGTGCATGTCAAGTCTTTTTATGATAAAATATTAATATTGTTTAATAAACTATAGAAAGGTTCTCCTTAAATGGATAAAGACCTACAAAAGTATTACGAAGAAACCTTTAATACCATGAGTACTAAGGGTTGGGACTTCTTAATTGAAGACTTTGAAGAGATTAAGGCTAGTTTAAACGATATTTCTACTGTCAACGATACACAAACACTACATTATCGTAAAGGACAGTTAGATATTCTTGAATTGGTTTTAGGGCGTAAGGCTGTGTGTGAGAAGGTATATGAGGATCTACAAGGATGAGTAAACGTCTTTATGATTTCTTATGTCCCAACAATCACATAACTGAATCGCTGGTAGATAGCGATCATACAACTGCTAAATGCAAAGTATGTAGTAAGGACGCTATCAGGCTCATTTCAGCTCCTACCATTGGGTTAGATGCCATATCTGGTGACTTCCCCGGTGCAACGGCTAAGTGGGCTGCTGTGAGAGCTGACAGGCTCAAGCAGGAACAAAAGAGAGGATCTGAATAGCTTCAGGCAACCCAATTTTATTTTGAAATTATCCTGTAATCCATCAACGTGGACAGGGAAAGGTTAGGTATGGCTTTAATTGATAGCAATGAGGAACTAGGTAACGTTAGTGAGATAGAAGCTGAGGACTTTAAACAACAGTCTTCAAATGCTAAACAGACACCACAACCAAGTGAAGAGCAAGCTCCACAACAAGAGATCCCTGAGAAATACAAGGGGAAGAATCTCGAAGATATTGTTCGTATGCACCAAGAGGCTGAAAAGCTAATTGGTAGGCAAGCACAGGAAGTTGGTGAAGTTAGGCGTTTAGCTGATGATCTCATCAAACAGAGCATAGCTCAAAAGAATCAACAACAAGTTCAACCAAATGAGGTAAATAACGCCTCACAAGAGATTGATTTCTTTGAAGATCCACAGAGTCACGTTAATCGTGCTGTAGCGAATCATCCTGACGTAATTGCCGCTAAACAGGCATCACTGCAGTTAAAGCAAATTCAGACACAAGCAATGCTCAACAAGAAGCATCCTGACTTTGCAGATATTGTACGTGATGGTGAGTTTATTGAGTGGGTTAAAGCTTCTCCAATGAGGCTCAACATCTACGCAATGGCAGATGCTAATTATGATTTTGGTGCAGCTGATGAACTTCTCTCTACATTCAAACAGATCCGTACATCTAAGACACAACAAACTACTGAAGCAGGTAACGCTGTTCGCAAACAGAATCTGAAAGCAGCTGGTGTCGATGTTGGGGGAACTGGAGAGTCTGCTAAGAAAGTATATCGTCGTGCCGACCTTATCCGGCTACGTATGCAAGATCCTGACCGTTATGAGGCACTGCAACCTGAGATTATGGCTGCGTACTCTGAAGGACGTGTGAAATAATTCACACTAAAGGGTAAAGTAAATATTAATTTAATTCACATCAGGAGAATTTTAAAATGGCATTAGGAACAGATCACGTAACGAGTACCACAGCAGCAACGTTTATTCCAGAAGTTTGGAGTGACGAGATTGCTGCTGCGTACAAAAAGAGCTTGGTTGCAGCTAACC